GATCCAGAAAAAGATGAAGTTGGCAAAAAGAAAAAGAAAATTAAAATTTCCATGCCTGAAATTAATGTAAAAGAAGATATCGATGCATTGGTTGAAGGTGAAGAACTTTCAGAAGAGTTTAAGACTAAAGCTTCTACTATCTTTGAAGCCGCAGTTCACCAGAAGGTAATGGAAATTGCAACTGGAAAGATTGACGAACTTGAAAAAGAATATCAAGCCAATCTTCAAGAAGAGATTGTTTCATTCCGTGACGAATTGACCGAAAAAGTCGATGGTTATCTCAACTACGTAGTTGAAGAGTGGATGAAAGAGAACGAAATTGCACTCGATAGTTCATTGAAGAGTGAACTTACTGAAGAGTTCATAGGTGGACTTAAAAATCTCTTTACTGAACATTATATCGAAGTTCCAGACGAAAAAGTTGACATCGTTGAAAGCCTGTATGATAAGGTGGAAGAACTTGAAGGAAAATTGAATTCTCAAATTGATGATAACGTTCAAGTTACAAGTGAACTTAACGAATATCGTAAGGACAAAATCTTAGAAGAAGTTTGTGAAGACCTTGCAGACACACAATCGGAAAAGATGAAATCTCTCGTAGAGGGTGTTTCTTACGAAGATGATAAAGACGATTTTGAGAATAAAGTTAAGACGATTAAGGAAAGTTATTTCCCAAATCAAACAAAACAGGATGAAAATGTTGAACAAGAAAGTGATGTATCAGAAGTGGAAGATTCTCCAGAGATGACTAACATCATGGAAGCATATAGTAAAGCTATTGCTCGTAAATAATAATAATTTTAAGTTTTTTTAACAATATAAGGAGTTTAAAAAATGCAACTCTCAGAAACAATTAATAAAAAGTGGGCTCCAGTTCTGGATCATCCCGATCTTCCAAAGATCCAAGATCCATATCGTAGAGCAGTCACCGCTATGTGTCTTGAAAATGTTGAATCTCAATATGCTCAAGATCAACAAGGTAGTGGACTCTTAATGGAGGCAGCCCCTACTACTACTATGGAATTAACATCTTCTAACCCATCTTTGGGTGGTGTAGCTGGTGGTTCTGTTCAAGTTAGTGCCGATTTTGCAGACCCAGTTTTGATCTCAATGGTTCGGCGTGCAATGCCCCAACTCGTAGCATACGATGTTTGTGGTGTACAACCCATGTCCGGCCCAACTGGATTGATTTTCGCACTCAAGAGTCGTGTCAATTCAATGACAGGAAATGAAATGCCTGGGGTCAATACTGATACAGAAGATAGTGAATCTGGTACGCCAGGACACGCATCGGGTGACAATGTTACAACGCCTGGTCTTTTGATCACAGCCGCTGATGGTACTGCACAAACTGGTAACGAATATTCCGCATCAAGTGCTCTGGAAACAGACGGTGGTGAGGGAGATATTGCTGGTGAAATGTCCTTCTCGATTGAGAAGATTTCAATCGCCGCTGGTACACGTGCCCTGAAAGGTTCCTATTCAATGGAACTCGCACAGGATTTACGTGCAGTTCATGGTCTGGATGCAGAAGCAGAACTTGCTAACATTCTGTCTATGGAAATTCTTGCAGAAATCAACCGAGAAGTAATTCGTAAGATTTACATCAACGCTGCTGCAGGAGCTCAAGTCGGTACAACTACTGCTGGTCTGTTTGACCTTGATACCGATTCCAATGGTCGTTGGATGGTTGAGAAATTCAAAGGTCTGATGATGCAGATTGAAAAAGATGCAAATCAGATTGGTAAAGACACACGAAGAGGAAAAGGAAACATTCTGATGACTTCATCTGATGTTGCCTCTGCCCTTCAAATGGCAGGTATTTTGGATTATGCTCCTGCAATGAGCACAGATCTGAATACTGACACTTCGTCTTCAACTTTTGCCGGAGTTCTTAATGGTCGGTACAAAGTATATGTTGATCCATATGCTGATGCGAATGCACAAGAATTTTATTGTGTAGGTTATAAAGGTGATTCACCGATGGATGCTGGAATTTTCTATTGCCCATACGTTCCGTTACAAATGGTTCGTGCGGTTGATAGTTCTAGTTTTCAACCACAGATTGCTTTCAAAACACGTTATGGTCTAGTTGCAAATCCATTTGCAGAAAATGCAAGTGCTTCAACTGGTCGTATGACAGGTGTTCTTGGAACTAATCCTCACCTGAATGTATATTACAGAAAAGCTGCAATTACCAACTTGATGTAATTCTTGACCTACATATAGTAGGATTTCAGAAAGGGAGTAGAGAAATCTGCTCCCTTTTTTTGTTTGTAGTGATAATTTTCCAGTGAGGCCGCAATGATCATAGTGATAGGAAATGGTCAATCAAAATCTGTTTCAGATTTCAATCTTTTCAAAAAACATACAACATATGGTTGTGATTTAATTTATCGCAAATTCATACCAGACCATTTAGTTTGTCAAGATATCGATGCACAATTAGAATTGATAACTAATGATCTAACGAAAAAATACAAGTGTTATTTTAGAGGGTTTGATTTAATTCCAAGTATGCATTATGATAATCTTAAACAGACAACCGATAAAAAATATAAAATCGGAGAGAATCAATCAAAAACAGACCATTTTATTCAATTTGCACATGAGGGGGTTATGTATTTTATTTGGATTGATCCATCTGACCCAACTGAAAATATTGCCTGGTGGTCAGATACTACATTTGAAGATTGGGTTTCTGATACAGTTGCACTCCGTTTAGCTGCTCAACAAAATCCTAGTGAAACATTTTTTTATTGTGTGGGATTTGATTATTATCATGATCAAACAAAAGATGGTATATATCTTGGGTCTTCCATTACCGAATTTCATGATGAAAAACAAGATTCTTGGATCGGTCAACACAAACACATCGAAGAAGAATACCCAAATTCTAAATTTATTTTTGTTGGAAAAGACATGGATTATGGTGAGTTTGAAAATCTGTTGAATAAATAGTATAGAAGGACTAAAAAGGAAATCATGGCCGCAGGAAGTACAGTACCAGACAATTTAAATTATCTTTCAAATATCAGTTTTCGACTGACAATGCAAGATGCACCAAATATAACTTGGTTTTGTCAGGCAGTAAATGTGCCTGGTGTATCAATTGAAGGAATTGATGTAACTACACCACACGCAACCATCCCCTTTGCCGGAAATAAAGTTTCGTTTGAAGAGTTGTCTGTCAGGTTTATTGTTGATGAACATATGAAAAATTGGACAGAAATATATGATAGGATTATTGCAACTGGTTTGACAGAAGGACATGAAAAATATAGACTTCTCAAGGATTCAAATTCAATTAATCCAAGAGGCGGAGTAGTTTCAACTGTTGTACTTACTGTTCTAACAAGTGCAATGAATCCTCAAATGGAATTTCATTTTTATGATGCATTTCCAATATCTTTATCTTCTCTTGATTTTGACAGCGCAGTCGGAGATTTAGAATATTTTACTGCTACCGCAGGATTTCGTTACACAAACTATGAAATAAAAAATTTATTGAATAACTAAAAAAATTATGAAAATTGAAGATATTATGGAAATGTGGGGGGAGGACTCTCACATTGATGATAAAGATTTGGACAACGAATCTTTGAAAATACCCAATCTACACCAAAAATACTTAAACATATATTCCAAAGAAAAACGAAAGTTGAGTGATCTCAAAACTCACTGGAAAGTTCTTTTTCAACAACGTTGGGAAGTGGTTATTTCTAAGAATGGCAAGGCGCCCGATCACAACATACGAATTTCAAAATCCGAATTAGAAAAACACTACGTTGCAGCTGACGAATCATTACAGAAAGCAGAGAAGATATTGAATGAACAAGAAGGAAAAGTGGATTATCTGAAATCGGTTCTTTCAATGATTGAGAATAGAAGTTTTCATATTAATAATGCAATCAGTTGGAGGAAATTTGTTGCAGGACTTGGGTAATTATGCAAATCATAATGGAAAAAGAGAACGAGGTATATCTACGACTTTCTTGCGAGCCGGGAGTGAAGATGGAACTCAATCATTATTTTCGATTTCATCCAAAAGATTATCAATTCATGCCGATGTTCAGAAGGAGAAAATGGGATGGTTATGTTTATCTTTACAACATGGACAGCGGTAAAATATATTATGGATTAAAAAACAGAATACAACGTTTTGCGAATGACCGAGAATATGAACTCATTGATCAAACAAATGATTCAATTGAACATATATCCAATGAAGAATATTTTAAGTTTCTTACATCATTTCCCTGTGAATATAAATTAAGAGATTATCAAAATAGTGCAATACGACATTCAATTAATGAACGAAGATGTGTACTTCTTTCACCTACTGCATCAGGCAAATCTCTTATCATTTACTATCTGGTACGATATTATTTTCCTGAGAAATCGTTGATTATCGTGCCGACACTTTCTCTGGTAAGTCAGATGTATTCTGATTTTGAGGCCTATGCAAAAGCAGACAAGACATTTGAAGTCGAAAAATTCGTCCACAAAATTTTTGGAGGTCAGGAAAAGGTAACAGACAAACCAATTATAATTTCAACATGGCAATCCTTATATGAATTGAAAAAGAACTTCTTCACAGATTTTGAATTGGTAATTGGAGATGAGGCCCATTTGTACAAGGCAAAATCACTTACTAAAATAATGAAGAATTTGGAGAATGCACCTTACCGAATTGGAACAACTGGAACTCTTGATGATGTTGAAGTGCATAAATTAATACTAGAGGGATTGTTTGGTTCTACAAAAAAAGTAACAAGTACCAAAGAACTCATAAAGAAGAAGACATTATCATCAATTGCAATACGATGTCTTGTTCTCAAATACTCTAAAGATTCGGCCGCAAAAATTTCAAAATTGAATTATCAAGAAGAAATAAATTTTTTGGTTGGCCATTCTGAAAGAAACAAATATATATGTAACCTAGTAAAAGGACTTACAGGAAATACGTTGGTTTTATTTCAATTGATAGAAAAACATGGCAACATTTTACATTCAATGCTGGAAGAAATGATTGATTCTTCTAGAAAAATCTTTTTTGTTTATGGAGGAACAGATGCAGATTCAAGAGAAAAAGTCAGAGAACTTGTCGAGAAGGAAAAGGATGCTATTATCTGTGCAAGTTATGGCGTATACAGTACCGGCATCAATATTAGGAACCTTCATAACATTGTTTTCGCTTCTCCTTCTAAGAGTCGTATTAGAAATTTACAATCAATAGGTAGGGGATTGAGAAGATCAGAAACAAAAGAGGCTGCAACCCTTTACGATATTTCCGATGACTTGAATTATAAAGGTAAAAAGAACTATACATTAAATCATTTTATGGAACGAGTGAAGATCTACACAAGTGAACACTTTCCATATCATATCTATACTATTCCAATTCAAACCGTCACAGACTCATTATAACAATTTTTAGACAAAAAGTCAAGTGTTTTTTTATTTTTTAACTTGACAAATTTAACTTGACAAATACGATAAAATTTGTTATACTTATACAATGAACTTAAAAAAGAAAGGCAGGTGATTGTGGCTCGGAAAAAACAACATTATGTTGATAATGAAAAATTTCTGGTAGTAATGACAAATTATCGTGAAGAATACTTACAAGCAAAAGATGAAGAAGAAGAATTGC